TGCTGTCATGCGTATTACAGCGCCATAACACACTACCAATGCATTTATTAAATTGGAACGCAAAGTATACATAATTCTAATGTCCTGATCTGTATACAATTTATGAAAATTATTACAATGCTTAACTGTATTCATAATAACTTCGAAAGCTGCCTCCATCAATTGTGAACTAACCTTCTGATCCCATCCTTTATAATCACCAGCAAAAACCCTTTCTGCACTAAATAAAGTAATATATTCAAATAGCTCATAAAACTCAGGAGCATAACAATTTATTGCTACTGCGCACTCCGAAGCCAATGGAAGAATACTAAATATACGTAAAACAGGCAAAAAATATTTTCTTAATAAAATGCTTAATGGTAAACTACTAGCTTGAAAAATACGTACTTTTTCATTCACTTCTCCGGCCGAATTAATTTTTTTTACAATTTCATCCTTAGCAGTACTGTTAAAAGGAAAATAAAACTCAATCCCTCTTGCAAGTGTAACCTCATATTTAGCAATTTCAAGCCATAAAAATTCCTTACTTTCTTTCAAAATGTATTGTTCATTCCCAATATCGTCATGTATTAAACTTACCAAATTCTTAGATTTTTTACCACCGTACGGCAACCCAACAGACGTTTTCATATTCATACCTTCCATGTATCTAACACCTTTACGTCCGTTTAAAATCTCATTCTGTGTTAACGGCTTAAAATCAACGAACATTTCGTGACCCAATTTATCTATCTGAGAAAAGAATTTAACTTGATAATCCACTTTAGCTTTCAACAATAAAAAAGGCTCAATATTGTCCATACTTTCAGAAACCTGCTTATAAAACGTACTAAATGGTATCCATGAAGAATATCTCTTCATACATGGTCCTTTCCACTTATTCTTCCCATGATTATATTTTTCCAAAAATGGGACTAACATAGTTTCTTTAACTTCAGAAGATAAAGTGGGCACATTAGTCCTATATCCAACACATGACATATTTGAATTTATTTTAATCTGATTAACAAAATGATTATATGGTAAGGGCTCGTTATGACTTATAGGCTC